AGGAGGCCGCATGAGCGCCAATCCCTTTGACCGCCTGCCGAATGCCTCGCCCGAGCACGAGCGCATCGTCCTCTCCTGCATGATGCAGGACCCTGCAAATTGCATCCCCGTCGTCATCGAAGCGATCGGCCCCGATGCATTCCGTGGGGGAGGTCACCGCGTCATCGTCGAGGCCATCCTTGAGCGATTCCACCAGCATCAGGGATGTGACCTGATCGGCGTCCAGCAGCACCTCATCGACATGGGTCGGATCGAGGATGTGGGCGGCGTGGGCAATCTCACCGAGATCGCCATGGCCGCCCCGACTGTCATGGATATGCCCCGCGCCCTGGACGAGGTGCGAAGGAAGTGGGCGCTCACCCGGATCTGGCAGACCGGCTACGACGCCGTCCATCTCGCGGCGAATCACCAGGACGAGGGCAACCCCGACCAGCTCCTCGACGATGTCGAGACCGCGTTCTTCAACCTGCGGGCCACCTTTGCCAAGCAGGACGAGCTGCTCAAGCCCGCCAAGGACTTCATCAATCAGGCCATCGACCAGTTTGAGCACGCCTACAAGGCCCGCGGCACCGGAGTGCTGGGAGTTCCCAGCGGCTTCGTCGATCTCGACCGGATGTGCAATGGATTCAAGGGAGGCCAGCTCATTGTCCTGGCGGCGCGTCCCTCCATGGGCAAGAGCGCCCTGGCTATGAATATCCTCCAGCACGCGGCCGAGCAGGGCCACGGCTCAGCGCTCTTCTCCCTTGAGATGAGCGGCATGGAGATGGCCCAGCGCATGATTTGCGCCTCGGCCGATGTCAGCCTCCAGCGGGTCAGGGATGGATTCCTCTCCAAGCAGGATTTCCCACGGATCACCAATGCCGGGAGCAAGGTCAGCCAGCAGAATATCTGGATCGACGAGACCCCATCCCTGTCGCTCTACGCGCTGCGGGCTCGGGCAAGGCGGCTCAAGATGCAGCACAAGATCGGGCTCATCGTCATCGACTACTTACAACTCATGAGGTGCCCGAGCAAGCGGGGCGACGCCAATAGGGCGCTTGAGATTGCCGACATCACCGGCGGGCTCAAGACCCTGGCCAAGGAATTGGATATCCCCATCATCGGCCTAGCCCAGTTGAATAGGGAAGCCGAGCGCCGTGGCGAGCCGAAGCTCTCCGACCTCCGCGAGAGTGGATCGATCGAGCAGGATGCCGACGTGGTCCTCCTGCTCAACCGGAACAAGGAGGATCCCGCCGAGCCGAGCAAGCTCTTCGTGGCCAAGCAGCGCAACGGCCCGGTGGGACCGATCGACCTTATGTTTGACGGGGAGAAGACCCGCTTCCGCGACTGCACCGACCGGAAGTACAGCAACTCCGAAGAGCACCGCCAGAAGGGCTACACCAAGAAGGCCGCATGAAAATTAACAACGCCTGTATTTGTTGGAATTCCGAAACCGGCCGTATCCGTGCGCTTGAGTTGCCACGTGAAGATGAAATGAGGCGCTTTGATCTGGACAGTGATTTCGGGGCTTCACTGCCTAATTTTCAAAAGAGGAGCTCTTATCAACAAGTTTTCGTCATGTTCACGTTTGTTTTGAATCTGATCGGACACGAAGTAGTCGATGGCATGGATGCGTATGAGGAACTGATGAAAATCGATGAATGTGCCGATGAAATCAACGTGTGGGGAGACGTAAGTAAATTGTCATGAGCACTGATTCCACCCACCGCAAGCCCCTCACCATTGCCCGGATTCTTCTCGGTCAGCCCTACGTCATCCATCAACCGGACTCGGTCATGGTTCCGGCGGTGGATGTCCGAGTGCTGGCCGAGAACGGGGGGATGTTCCAGCGGACCTTCCTCGCCTTTGGCCTCAGCAAGGAGCTGGTCCGCTCCGCCTGGGAGCGCGAGCCCGACAAGTTTCTGAAAGTCGACCTCAACCAATCGGCAACATTAGACCCCAACCTCAACCTCACCCTTGATAATTAGACCATGACCTCAACGAACCCACGCATGAATGGCAAGACCCTCCGGATGCACATTGCCGAAGGGACGGCCGAACTCTCACGCGGCGACGCCATCAAGATGAAGATCGCCTGTGATAAGTGGCTCCGGGAGCGAGACCCCGGCTACATCCCTTCAAGCGGATTTCACTTCGGCTCGCTGGTCCGCCGCACCCAGCCCACCCCGATTGCCACCATCACCCCGGCCACCGCATGAAGGATTACAACGCCAAAAACTACGCCGACAAGATTCCTCCGGAGGCGACACCTGCGGCACCGGCACCGAGACCTCAGACCAAGTCCACGGTCGATGCCATGCTCGATAAGATCAGCGAGCTCATCCGAACCCGTGATGCCTGGGCCACGCTGGCCCAGCTTCTCCTGCTTCGGGGAGATTATCCCAAAGATGACCCCGAGCTGGCCGCCGCCCTGCGCGCTTGCTCGCCGCGCTCCAATTCGGCCACCCCTGATTCCCTCTAACCATGGAACGCGTCGAGAACCCCATCCGATCGCTGACCATTGCCATGCTCGAGCAAGCCGTCGAGGACTACGTCACCCTGCGCGAGCTCGGCTGCGTGCGGGCTCAGGAGGTCGTGAAGGAGAAGTGGCGTTACGAGGTCGGGCTCGACTGGCGGTACAGCCCGCTGGGCTACCGGGCACCCAGGCAAGTGGCCGAGCTGATCGAGTTCCTCATGGGGCCGTACTTTGAGAAATTCTGCGACCACCTCTCGACCGAGAGCGTCAAATGGCAGTCGTGGAAGTTCCGCCAGCGTCTGGGGCTTGTGCCCGGAGCGACGGCCCTGCTCACCCGCGATGACCTGACCTGGCTCTTGACCCCCTCGCACCAGCGCGAGCGCCAGCGCAATGCCCGCTCTGGAACCGACCTCCCGCTCTACAACACCGAAGAAAACATCGTCGCCCATGAACCTGACCTTCAAGCCGCGTAAAGACTCCAACGGATTGATCCACCCTTTTCCCGTGGTCAAGGAATGGCCAGAGAATTGGCCAAGCGTGGTCGCTTTCATCGGACCGGCCGGTTGCGGGAAAAGCACCGCCGCGCATTTCCTGCGTGAGAAGTATGGATACTCCCTGCTCAAGTTTGCCCACCCAATCAAGGAAATGCTCCGCGTCTTGGGATTGGAGGATCGGCACCTCGAAGGGGATCAGAAAGAAGCCCCATGCAACCTCTTGTGTGGCACCAGTCCAAGGAGAGCCATGCAGCTCCTTGGAACCGAGTACGGCCGCAAACTCATCCACCCCGACATTTGGGTGAAAGCATGGATGCGAGAAGCCGTCTGGAAAATCCAGAACGGTCAGCGGCTTGTAATCGACGACCTGAGGTATCCCAACGAGTTGGACGCCATCCTGCGCCTTGGCGGGTCGACTTTACGGATCGTCCGGAAGGATATCCACCAGTGCGAGGCCCATGACAGCGAGACCCAGCACATCATCAGCCAGCGGGTCATTGTGAACGACCTCAGCCGGGAAGAATTCCATAAGAGTGTTTCAGAATCACTCGACTCACTCACCCACAACCAACACGCCGCATGAGCACCACCGACACCAAACTCAAGCAAGCCTACGAAGCTGCCGAGGCCAAGCGCCGCAAGGCCGCCATCACCCGCGACCGAAACACCATTCCGTTCGATTTTGACATCGTCGAGAATCCCGGCACCTACGCCGAGGACCCGATCTGGAAGCGCTATTGGAAAACCGAAGGGGTGCGTGCGCTCAATGCCGACAACACGGTCATCACCGACCAGATGGAGCGTTTCCGCCTGGCCTTTGAGCTGGGGTATCAGGCCTGCAAGAAAATTGAGGCAGGGGGCTGGAAATGAACCAACCACAGACACCCGACAACGAGGTCGCAAGGCTCCGTGATGAGGCAAATACTTGGCATCGTCATTACAGGGACGAGACTTCTATGGCGCAGAAGTGCAAGCAGGCTTTCATTGCCCAGGAGAAAGAGGTCGCAAGGCTCCGTGAGGAGAATGAAAAACTACAGGATATAGCGAACCGAGCTTGCAATCTTCTCAACCTAAAAGGCGGGTATCATGAATCTTACGAACTCCGCGACGAGATCCAGAAGCTCAAGGAGGCCCCATGAGCGCGGGGAAGGGATCGGCCCCGAGGAATCTCGGCCCCAAGTTCAGGGAGAACTGGGATCAGATTTTCGCGCAGAGGCGCAGAGGCGCAGAGGAGAAGGCCAGCAAGGAGTTAAAAAAACGGAACGAAACTCTTAACGCCGGTCGGACGGTTTCACCTCATCCCTAACAGTCTAACAGCCTAATTTTATGAGCTTCAAGCGCATCTGCACGGCCACGATCCTCGGCAAGCGGTGGACCATCGGCTTCGGATTCCCTGGCAAGACCAAGGGGATCGTCGATGACGGATCCGCTGACAAGGACCTGCGGCGGATCGTAATTCATGCCGCACGGCATGGCCGATCACGTTCCCTCATGGAATGTACCGTCCACGAACTGCTCCATGCCCGATTTCCCGACATCGAAGAGGAGGCCGTCACCGAGTTCGGTGAGCTGGTCGCCCGCGTCTACGAGAAACTCGCCTCCCACGAATAACCCCAAACCAACCAAACCAACCAAAACCAAATGAGCGAAAGCAACCAAAACAAAGGCACCTTTGTCCTCTTCAAGAACATCAAGCGCGAGGGCGATCACCCCCGCAAGCCGGTCTACTCCGGATCGATCGAGCTGCCCGACGGCACCAAGTATGATCTGGCCGGATGGATCAACGAGGGCAAGGTCGGATCCAAGATCGAGGGCCAGAAATACATCAAGGGTGAGGTCAAAGAGCCATGGGTGCCGCAACAAAAGGTCGAGGGTCGAGAGACGAAGGTTGAGAGCCCGAAGACCGAGAGCAACCTTGCCGAGGACGACATCCCCTTTTGAAACCTGAAATTGGAAACCTGAAATCTGAAAGAAAACCAACCGACTGAATCCCTTCTGACTCAGGTCTCAGGTCTCAAGCTTCATCCTTCACTCCATCATGCTCCAAACTCCCCACCCCGTTCATCCCCTGGTCGAGCTGATCGGCCGCCGCAAGGATGGCCGGATCGCGGCCCGCGTGGGTGAGCGGGAGCGGATCTTCACCAAGGACCAGCTTGCGGCCTTCATCACCGCAAGGGAGGAGGGGATCCGGCTGGAGAAGGCCGACCCCCTCCGCTACGGCCATGAGCCCTCTTCCTGGGTGCGTGCCGATGCGGAGCGGGCCCGGCTGCGGGAGAAGTTCCCAGTGGGGGTGATTGAGGAGTGGAACCTTGGCGGGAACCGTGCAGGGAAGTCGGAGCGGGCGGCCAAACGAATCGTCCAGCTCATGATCGAAAAGGATTTTGCCAAAGTCTGGTGCCTGCAGAGCACCGAGGCATCCTCGATTGAGAACCAGCAAGGCCTGATCTGGAAATACCTCCCGACCGAGTACAAGAGCGAGACGGGGAAGCTCCGCCAAGGGACCACCACCAAAATCAACTACTCGGTGAGTGGCGGATTCACCGAGAACAAGCTCGTCCTGCCGAATGGCTCCATGTGCGTCTTTAAATTTTACTCCATGGATGTGAAGAGCGTGGAGGGTGCCGAGCTGGATTGTGCCTGGGCGGACGAGTTGGTCACCCCGGACTGGCTTGAGGCCCTGCGCTACCGACTTCTGACCAGGAATGGACTGCTCCATGTCACCTTCACCCCGGTGGCGGGTTACACCCCGACCGTCGCTTCCGTGCTCAATGGGGCCGTGACTACCGAAGAGACCGAGGCCGAGCTCCTGCCCAAGATCACGGGCGAGGGATTTGAGAAGGTCCCGCTGACCCAGCAGCCGGTCATGCGTAATGCCGGGATCGTCTACTTCCACACCCAGGAGAACCCCTACGGCAACTACCCCTCGCTCAAGGTCGTGCTGGAGGGCAAGAACAAGGAGACCATTCTCTGTCGTGCCTATGGTGTGGCGACCAAGAGCCGTGTCAGCCGCTTCCCCCGCTTCCGCGACGATGTCCATGTGGTCGATCCCGAGTCCATCCCCAAGGAAGGAAGCAATTACCACATCGTCGACCCTTGCAGTGGCCGCAACTGGTTCATGATCTGGGTCAGGGTCGACATTCGTGGTCGGCTCTTTGTCTACCGGGAGTGGCCCGACTCTTCCCGCTACATCACCGGGGTCGGCGTGGTCGGCCCCTGGGCGGTGCCAAGTGCCAGCAAGGCCGACGGCGACATGGGCGATGCCCAGAAGACTTTCGGATGGGGCCTGCAGGAGTACAAGGAGGAGATCGCACGCCTCGAGGGTGATGAGGTGATCCGCGAACGCCTCATGGACAGCCGCTATGCGTCGAGTGCGACCATCCTGCGCGACGGGGTGACCACCCTGCTGGATGAGTGTGCGGATATTGACCTGGACTTCAACCCGACCTCGGGACGTGCCATCGATGAGGGAGTGGATTTGATCAACAACGCCCTGGCCTACGATCCCGACAAGCCGGTCGCGCATGGGAACGAGCCCCGGCTCTTCATTTCACGCGATTGCGCTAATGTCATCTACAGCCTCAAGGAGTGGACGGGCGCGGACGGAAACAAAGCGGCGACCAAGGACCCGCTCGACTGCGTCCGCTATGCGGTGACAGCCGAGCCGGAGCTGCTCTACGTCGAGGGAGACATCTTGAGACCAACTCAGCACCCAGGGTGTGGCTACTGAATTAATAATATGGAAATCAGGAAATCAGGAATTTAGGGGCAGACTGGAAGCGATAGCGAAGCATTCCGGCCGGGTGAACGTGTAGCGTAAAGCCAGACTGAAAAGGAGAATGCCAAAACCTTGATTCCGCGAATTTGAATCAAAAGCCTCTTCTCCGTTCCCCTTCCTGAGTTTGCTGGCCCGGCCGTTGCTCCGCATCCGTTACGGCTGAGTTCCACATTCATCCTTTGGCTTCCGTTCCCCCATTAAGCTCGGACATCCCATCGTCTACGCTTCCGGCGTATGTCACTTGCCAACGACGGAACCGGATCGAAGATCGAACGCCTCGGAGCCCTGGATGCCGGGGGAGATCTTAGCGAGAACCTCGCGATCCTTTCCACTGAGCTGATCCAGTCGACCCGGGACGCCTTCTGGTACTACAACCGGTCCGAGCAGGCTTACCATACCAGGCTCAATCTCTGGAACGGCCAGTCCGCCGACGGCCGCAAGCACGGGGCCGATCTCAATGCCCAGCCCTTCCCCTGGGAGGGGGCGAGCGATATGCGCCCGCGCATCATCGACAGCGCGATCAACGAGCAAGTGATGCTCATGATGAGCGCCTTCACCAGGGCGAACACGCAGGCCGTGGCGATGGACTCCGACGACATGGAATACGCGGAGAAGGTCTCGACCCTGCTCAAATATGTCATCTGGAACCAGATGCGCCCCCAGATCCGCCGCGAGCTCCAGCTTGCCGCCAACTGGCGTCAGACCTACGGGGCCTCGATCACGGCCGTCATGTGGGATCAGCAACTTCGCCGCACCACTCAGGAGATCACCCTCGCCGGCCTCGCCACCATGATGGGTGCCACCGAGGACCCCCAGCAACTCGCCGCCATCAAGCAGCAGATCACCGAGCAGGTGATGGACCCCCTTCGCGAGGAGGAGAATCTCCGCATCCTGACCGGGATGTCGCCGATCCTGAAGAAGGGTCCGGCACGCGCCTGCCTGAAGGAGCTCCGCGAGACCGGCCGCTGCGAGATCCCGATCCCCGAGGTCTTCTCCGCCATGCCCAAGTGGAGCGCCCTGCTTCCGATGGTCGATGTTTTCTTCCCTTGCATCACCGACGACATCCAGCGGGCACCCTGGGTGGCTCACCGTGAGCGTCTCACCGAGGGTGAGCTGCGCGACCGGATCAACACCCACGGCTACGATGCCGACTGGGTCGAGGAAGCCGTCAAGCGCAAGGGCTACGTGGTCGACACCCTGACATCGAACCTCCTGCTCCTCTCCGAGAGCCGCCGCAACTTCTGGGGCATCCTCGACTACGAGCGCCGGGACCTGATTGAGATCTTCCACTTCCACAGGAAATCCGTGGATGACGACGGCATTCCCTGCGTCTGGAATACCGTCCTCTGCCTCGGCGTCCGTGATAGCGTGGCCCTGGACGAGGCCCTGCCCTACGAGCATGGCCAGTATCCCTATGTGGTCCACCAGCGCGAGCAGATCGCCCGCACGATCCTTGAGTCCCGGGGCGTTCCGACGATCGCCGATACCTGGGAGAAAGAGGTCAAGTGCCAACGTGACGCCCGCAGTGATCGCACCTCCATTTCCGTCCTCCCGCCCATTCTTGTCCCCGCGTCTCGTGGCGCGATGAATCTCTCCTTCGGCCCCGGCACCAAGTGGCCGAGCCGCCGCGGCGAGGAGATCTCCTGGATGCAGATCCCGCCGGGGGACGGATCCTCCATCGAGATCGAAAAGGCCGCCCAGACCACGCTCGACCAGTACCTCGGCCGCATGACCGAGAACTGCCCGCCCCAGCTCGCCCAGCTCCACCAGCAGGACCTCGTCGACGGGTGGCTGCTCGAGATGCGTCAGGTGGTCGGTCAGACCCTCCAGCTTTGCCAGCAGTACATGGCCGAGGATCATGTCGTGCGCATCGTCGGTGCGCTCTCCCGACCTTGGAATGCCGGACGCAGCGAGGTGCAGGGAATGTTCGACGTGAGCTTGGAATTCGACATCCGCGACCTCAACCACGAACTGCTCAAGGAGAAGTTCGGCCTGATCCAGAGCGTCCTGGCCAATGACCGTTTTGGCCGCGTCGATTACAGCAAGTTCACCGAGCTCATGTTCCGCGCCATCGATCCAAACATGGCGGGGGCCGTGCTCCAGCCGATGGATCAGGCGACTCAGGCACAGGTCAGCGACGAGCAGAATGCCCTGACCCAGATGGTGGCCGGAGTGGAGCCCAAGATGGAGCCGCAGGCCGGGATGAACTATCAGCTCCGGCTGCAGACGCTCCAGCAGTCGATCCAGATGAATCCCGAACTCCAGCAGATGATCGCCGCACGGCCGGTGCTCTCCAAGATGGTGGAGAACCGGATCAAGTTCTTGAACTTCCAGTTGCAACAGCAAGGCAACGCCCAGATCGGACGGGTCGGCACCCAGCCGGTGCTGCAAGCGGGCCAGCCGAATCAATAATCAGGAACTTAGGAACTCATGAAAAAATTCTTTCAGATTCTCTTCTCTGCGCCTCTGCGCCTCTGCGCGAAACCTTACGTTCTGAGGGCCACGCGCATGACGGATGCCGAGCTCGTCGGTGCCCTTGCCGTCGACAACGACCACCCCGTGCTGCAGGCCGTGCTTGAAGTGATCGACCGTGCGCGGACCGAGGCACGGAGCGAGGCCAAGGCCATCATCAAGAGCGAGCGGGAGACCATCTTTGCACTTGGCGGGGAGAATGGACTCGACCGCTTGGAAGAATATCTGCTCAACCTCCGTGCCGAAGCCATGAGGCAGAGGCAGGTCTGAGTCGAGAGACGAGGGTCGACCCTCGACTCACATTCATCTGCGGTGCGGATGAATTTCCCCCATTAAGCTCGACCCGTCGGTGACCGATACTCCCCCGCATGGGATCTTCCTGCGCTTCGATCGGCACCGCATCACGCGGGGCAAAGGCAAGTGCTGACAACAAGGCCTCTTGAGGGCCGTATAAAAACTCATGAGCGAAAGCACCCAAGAGACAGCAGCACCCGCACCCGACATCGCCGAAGAATCTCGTGATTCCATAAGCGATATCCTGGATCATCTCCCACCCGAGGTGGCTCAGGCCCTTGGCAAGTCAAAGGACTCCAAGAGCAAGCAAGAGCCCGATCCGACGGATGCCGAGACCGAGGAGGAGAATGCGGGGACAGAGACTGAGGATTCCGAATCCGAGGACGACAACAAGGATGAGGAGGATTCCGAGGAGAAAGACTCCGAGGAAAAGCCCAAGGGAATCGAGAAGCTCGAAAAGCGCATCGACAAGCTGACCCGCCGCCGCAAGGAGGCCGAGTCCGCTGCCGAATCACTCCGTGCCGAAAACGAGAGCCTGAAGGCCGAAGTCGAGAAACGATCCGTCATCAAGCTCGAGGCCACGGCCGAGGATCCCCTTGCCGATCTCGATTCGATGTCCGAACTGGAAGCCAAGGTCAGCGCGGCCAAAAAGGTCCGCGCCTGGGCACTGGCCAATCCGGACGGTGCCACGGTGACCAATCCCGACGGCAGCGAGCGCTATGTCGACCGCAGCGAGATGGCCAAGTTCATCGCACAGACCGATGCCCTCCTCACCGACCACGCCCCGTCGCGCAAGGAGTACCTTGCCCAGCGCGAGGCAATCCTGCCCGAGGCCAAGGCGACCTATCCCGACCTCTTCAAGGTGGGATCGGCCGAGCACAAGGTCATGGTCGAGACCCTCAAGCAGGTACCCGCGCTCAAGCGTCTGCCCGGCTACGAGATGGTCATCGGCGACGCCCTCCTCGGCATGAAGTACCGGATGGAGGCCGCCCAGGCGAAATCAGAGTCCCAGTCCAAGTCAGCCGCTGAATCAAAAGGCACCGACGCAAGTAAAACAGCATTTGCGGCCCCCTCGAGGAAGGTGATCGCCCCCGCGATCCCCAAGCCCTCGGCAAGCCGCCCACCCGCCGCCAGCACCAAAGGGAAGTCAGGACGCCTCGACCGAGTGATCGGATCGGGATCCATGGACGACCTCACGGCCTACTTCGGCGGGTAAAACCCCAAACAACTCAAACACCCAAACAAACATCCGGCTTTAGAACCCTAAAACCTAAAGCCTAACATCTAACACTATGGCAGCTACAAGCTATCTCAATTCAGTCGGTAAGAGGGAAGATCTCTCTGATATCATCGCCGTCGTCGACGCCAAGGAAACGATACTTACATCGTCCATAAAGAAAAGTTCAAAAAAGCCCAGCAACGCGTATGTTGAGTGGCTCGTGGATTCCTATCCTTCCACCAGCACCGCCGGAACCGTTGACGGAACCGAGGTCGCCTACACCGATGCCGCCGACTTCGCGTCGACCCGTTACCGCATCGGCACTTACATCCAGCAGTTCCGCCGCGTCCCCGGCGTCAGCCGCCTGGAGGAGACCGTCGCCACCGTCGCCGGTGTCAACAACCCCGACTCCCAGGGTGTGGCCGGAGCCACGGAATTCGCCCGTGCGAAGGCCAAGGCCGTAATCATGGTCAAGCGCGACATCGAGGCAACCTGCCTGAGCGCCAATGGTGCCGTGGCCGGAACCGGCTCGGTCGCCTACAAGACCCGTGGTCTGGGTCAGTGGCTCAGTGCTTCGGCTGATTCCGTCGCCCTCGGTCAGTCCAACGTGCTGCTCTCCAGCTCCCAGATCTATTCGGGGAACCTGAGTGCCTTCACCGAGGATTCCCTCCGTGGCGTGCTTCAGCAGCGCTGGAGCGTGACGGGCAAGGGTGGGGATCTCCTCGCCATCGTCGGTAGCGATGTCAAGAATAGCGTGAGCGACTTCTCGAGATACTTACCAAGTAAGACAAGCAACACCCCTGTGCGTTTCTACAATCAGGACGTGAATAGTAAGATGGTGTCCTCGGTTGTAGACCTCTATAGTGGAGACTACGGCAATCTTGAGTTGCACCTGTCTGCGTTTTTGCCGACCACCCGCACGGGATACATCATCGATCCCGAGTTCTGCGAGCTCCGCACTCACACCGCCCCGTACTTCACCGAGCTCCCTGATCTCGGTGCCGGTCGTCGCGGCATCGTGGAGGCCATCGTGGCCCTGGTTCCGACCAACCCACAGGCCCACGCCAAGATCGACGCCGCCAACGCGTAATTCTGGTTCGTGGTACACAGCGTCCGGGGGCAACCCCGGGCGCTGCAATCACGGTCCAAAATCCTCATGTCACTCGTAGCACCCATCGAAGCCAGCTCTGCCGTCCTGGAGGAATTCCGCAAGGGATTCAAGCAGCACGCCGTTGCGGCGGCCCTCCGTCAGGAGAAGGTGAATGCCTACTCGCGTCAGCTTGAGAACTCCTCCCGGCTCATGGAGGGTCTCGGCCAGCTCAAGTACCGGATCGATGCCGACCTCTACCATCACATGAAAGCCATCTTTGGTCCCGATTGCTGGAAGGACAAGGCCTTCACCGATGCCCTTGAACGCGACGGCATCATTCAACGGGTCAAGGGGATTTCGGATAAGATCATGTCGTTCGCTCCTACGGAGCGAAAGGCTGAAGACTGTAGGCTGAAGGATGAAGGTTCCGAGGAAACAGCCAAGAAGATCATTGCGGAACACACCTTTCCAGAAACCGAACTGCCCGCCCCTTCCACCGAGGGAACGCTTGATGGTGCCGAGGTAGAAAGCACCGACACCATCGTCTCATGAGTTTGCTCCTTTCCTCTCTGCGCCTCTGCGCCTCTGCGCGAGTCCATTCCCCTGCATCCTTGTGAGAACTGTTACTTTCAAGAGCGTCATTGACGGAGCCCTTGCCCGCATGGGTCTCGACCCCTTGGTCACTCCCTCCTCCAACACGCTGGCGGCCTTCACCGAGTACGCGAACTCCTCGCTCCGTGCCGCTTGGGAGATGTACCCGTGGCCCGATGCCGTGCGGTTTGAGAGTCGCCAGTTCTACCCCACCTGGGTGACCGGGACTTCCTACGCCGCCGGTGCCGTTGTCCTGGGGAGTGATGGCAACTACTACTACGCCCGCCAAACAAACTCTTCCCAAGATCCGCTTGCCGATACCACTGATACTTACTGGGCTCCGGCCAGCTCTTACAGCTCGACTACCGGCAGCGGGATCCTCTATGCGATCTCACTCGACCAAGTGCTGGGTGGCACCACCCTCACCCCGATTGGCGAGGTGCTCGGAGTCTTCCAGAGCGATCCCAGGACAAACCGGTATGCCACCCCGGTCAACTGGATGCTGACCAATGACGGCATCGTTGTCGGTCAGAATGGGCTCTCGGTCACCTCGATCCCTTCCACGGTCTGGGTCCAGTTCACCGTCCGCCCTTCGGTCTACACCACTTCAAGCTATAGCAACGGCGACACGATCCCCTATGTCGTGGCCGAGGCCGTCAAGTTCGGCATCTGTGCCGAGGCCCAGCGTGAGGATGGCCAATTTGACAAGGCCGCCGCCCATGACGCCAATGCCCTGGCCGCGCTCAACACCGAGTGGGACAAGCTGGAAATGAAACAGGGCCAGCAAGGGCGCTTTTCAGCGATGAATCGCTAAGAAGAAATTGAATATGGAACTCAGGAACTCAGGAAAATGAACAAAAAACCAACTCAAATCTCCTTTGCGCCTCTGCGCCCCTGCGCGAGAACCTTCAGCCTTCAGCCTACAGCCTAACCACCTATTCCCATGGCAGACGTAATGATTGGCAAAACCGACGCGGGCGCAAGGCTCCCGGTCAATGTGGACACCCGTGGCCGCGTGGTCATTTCCGGCACCGTTTCCTCGATCGGAAATGTCGAAACGATCCTCAATGCCCAGACCGCGATTGAGACCGTGATGGCTGCGGATGTGGCCACGATCAAATCCGGAACCAAAACTGGTGATGGAAATGGCAATTTAATCACGTCCACTACGGTTGCCAGCAAGCGAGGCCTTGATGTCAATATCATTGCAGGAGGTGGAGGGGGCGGAGGTGGAGGTACTTCGGCGCAATATAATTCCACGCTTCCAACCTACAACAATGGCGACGTTGCAACGCTTCAGACCGATATCAATGGAAAGTTGATTACTACGGGGGGATTGACAGATAGCCAGCTTCGCGCCTCGGCGGTGCCTGTTTCGGTTAGTGGAACACCTTCGGTTTCAATCAGCGGTACGGTTCCTGTGTCCGGCACTTTCTATCAAGCAACTCAACCTGTTTCAGGCACTGTAACGGCCAATGTGCAAGGCGGCAACGCAACCGCTGTCAAAGTCGATGGTACTTCCGCAATTCAACTTGGAAGCGGTGTCGTTACTTCAACAACCCAACGGGTCACCTTGGCCTCGGACGGCCCAGAGGTCACGAATAGCACAGCAATTAAGAATAATACTGCCAACATTCCAGCCAAAGGTGCAGCTACTACGGCCAACAGCACGCCAGTCAACATTGCTAATGACCAGACTGTTCCCGTTTCACTAACTTCGGTTCCTTCTCACAACGTTACCAATACGGGTACTTTCGCCGTCCAACCTTCGGCAGGCGACATGACCAATGGGAACGCCAAGACACAGATCGTTAATGGAGCCAACACGCTTGCGGTCAATTCAGACGGTTCTATCTTCGTCAATAACAACCTTGGCGCCGCTTTAACCTATACTGCCACGGGTGTTGTTTCTATCAACACGCTGGCAATTAACAGCACCGATGTTTCCGCATACCGAACAATTTCGGTTCAAGTGTCTTCATTAGGTAGTGGTGGGACGATTGTCGGCGAACTTTCAAACGACAACTCAACATGGGTAATCGCCTATGTTCAAAACGACATCAATTCAACAAGCGGCATCGTTTCATCGTTTAATGCTCCCGGTATTTGGCGACTGAGTACAAATGGAGCAAGATATTTTCGCATCCGTTTCAGCGTGGCTCAAACATCTGGAACCACCACGATTACTGCCTATCCTTCGCTTTATCCGATTACTCCAACAATTGGGTCAACTGCAATCAGCAACTCGGTTAGCGTTTTACCTCAAGTCAGTCAAAATTTTGGCTTTAGCGCGTTTCATACGTTGATTTCCTCTTCAGGAACCAACGCAACACTTGTTAAAAACGCAATCGGTGTTCTTGGAACTTGCGTCCTATCAAATACGACTGCATCGGTGAAATATGTAAAATTTTTCAATAGCTCATCGTCACCCACGGTTGGAACTTCCACCCCCGTTATCCAATTTGCCATCCAAGCAAATCAAACTATTGATGTTTCGACCGCGTTTGTTGGAATGAGGTTTTCATCGGGAATATCTTACGCCATCACCGGGGCATCTGCATTACTTGATACAACTTCAATCGCGGCTGGTGACGTCCTTGTAAATTTGACTTACCTATGATGAAATTAACAATCAGGGTAACTGGAAACGAGTTGTGGGATCGCATCGCTGGCCTTGTGAATGGCGAAGCTGGCGAAATAGTCGGCTCTCCGCTTACCAATGGGAACCAGTTTTACAATGCCGTTTTTCCAAATTACGGCGAAGTGACTTGGATTCCTGCTAAGTGCGCCGAGCTAAGCGAAAACACAACAGCATGAAACTACTCCGCGATCTCCGGCTTTTCCTCCGTTGCTACCCGATTGCCCGTGGCCGTGTCCTGGTCGATCGGCCCGAGAAATACCCCGGCACGGTCTGCCACATGATCGCCTACAACGAGACCCGCACCGAGCTGGTGAACCGAGGACTCCGCGAAGAGGGCGAGATCACCGGGGCCGTGGTCATGATCGCGGTGGGATTGGCTTATCTTCTCAATAGATAACTCGCGCAGAGGCGCAGAGACGCAGAAGAATACAATCCAGGCGGGATGGGTGATGGGATCAGGGCCCATTTCCCCCATTAAGCTCATCCCTTTGGTGACCTATCCTCTATCCATGAAGGGCTAATCCGGCCCTCGACTCTCGGCTCTCGACACTCGACTTCTCTCATGAATACCTACGCAACCGTCAAATCTGCAGGCAATGCCGCGGTCACCCTCAATGCCTCCACCTACACGGCCCTCACCGCCCAGGTCGCCACCCGTGTCCATATCACGAACACGGCCTCGGGTGCGGTCGCCGTTCAGGTGAAGCAAGATGCCGGATCCGCCGCCATCACGGTCCCGGCGGCCATCACCATGACCTTCACGGGTCTGCGTGATGCGTCCCAGCTCTCGGTCCTCGCTGCGTCCGGAACACCCACGCTCTCCTACCGCTGGGAACACTAATTCCCTCATGAGTGCCGATGAGGTCTCAGCGCTGAGGGAAGACATCGCCACGCTCCGCGCTATCGTGGAGGAACGAGCCCGCTCGGCCTCGGGCAATGCCGCCCTGCTCAAGACGATCGGGGCGGCCGTCGTCCTGCAGATCGTCATGTCAGTCTACATCGCCGGGCAGAAGACCCAAATGCTCGACCGGCTGCAACAAGATGTGGTTGCCATCCAACAACGTCTGGACAAATGAGGCTCTTCCTTCTTTCGCTTCTTGGCCTAGTCACTGGATGCGCGTCGCATCCGAAAATGCCGCCATCCTTCACGCCCCCGGCAGTGAGTGGCGTGGCGGCCCCCGTCCAGCGCACCCGTCTCGAGGTGGCCGGAGCCGTGGCCGACCTCGACAAGCTGGCACCCCATGTCGATGAGGCCGGTCGAGTCCAACTCACCGCGCTGCGTGAATCCCTTCGCTCGGCAAAGACTGCCAGCGAGGAGGCCCAGTCCGGTCTCATTGCCTACGCCACCCAGGTCGATGCCCAGACCCGTTCGCTCAATGCCGCCGCCCTTGAGCGCAATGCCGCCGTAGCGGATGCTGAGAAATGGCACCGGCAAGCCCACAACAATGCCCGCGAACGGGATGTCATCCTGATCCTCTTTGCGGCGGCCGTCTCTTTCTGGATCGGCACCATGGTTGCCGGAGAAATCCTGCGGAACTTTCCCGCCCCCTGGTCCTTTGTCGCCGCCGGGGGACTCTACCTTGGTGTCGGGATTGCCGCTTACTTGGCCGGGCGACTCTTCCTCCATGCGGCCAGCCGTCTCATCCCATGATTACCGAAATTCTCGCGCAGAGGCGCAGAGGCGCAAAGGGGGAGCAATGAGGAACTGGCTTGCCAAAGTATTTTCCGAGTCGAATGGCACACCCAGCAGCGTGCGGATTTTGCTCGGTCTGGCCGTCTTCTGTGCGGTCGGTGCCATCGTCTATGTCCTGATCCAGCACGCCCGGCTCGGCACGTTGATCGATCTGCCTCCCGGTGTGGTCTCGGTCGTCAACTGGACGGTCTCGGTCCTTGCCGGAGCCAAGGCCGCCAGCAAATTCGGGGAACAGCCCCCTCAATCCCTATGACCATCGCCGACATTCTCAGTAGCGCCAATGCCGCCAACCAGACCTCGGCATTCCGGAAGGCCCTGGCAATCACGCTCTACAACGAGTGCGAGTTCACCCATGACGGGGTGACGATCCGCAACGAACAGGTGGCCGGAGACTCCGGTGGGCTGACCTTTGCCGGGATTGATCAGGCCAGTCATCCCGATTTCCCTTACGAGAATCCCAAGCCCTTCCAAGTCTGGCAGGCCTACCTCGATCACTACTGGCGTCCGCTGCGCTGCTCGGAGCTACCTTATCCGGTTTCCCTTGTCCTCTTTGTCCAGGGAGTCAACCAAGGGATCGATGCCGTGGCAAGAATGCTGCAGGAAGCTCTCAATGACTACGGATCACGACTGACCATCGATGGAGCTATCGGCCAGAACAGTCTGCAAGCCGCATGGAAGGTGCCCGACAGCGACGGCCTTGCCATGGCATTCCTGGCCAAATCCCGCCGCCGCTACCTCGAGCGGGTGGCCCGGCGTCCTGACCAAGAGAAGTTTCTGCATGGGTGGTTGGCCCGGATCGACAACCTCAAACGGGAAATCGCGGCTTAAAGGAGAAATCTATATGAACCGATTCTCCCGCAGAGGCGCAGAGGCGCAGAGAAATGATTTTAGGAAGGTTCACCCCCAGCGCGCATCGGGTGAATTCAATGACTGTCAGCGTAACAGCGCCTTCTTTCACTTTTTATCCTCATCTCCGCGCCTCTGCGCCTCTGCGCGATAATTTCCTACTATGGCTACACCACTCTCCAGCCCGATCGTCCGTGATGGTGACACCGCTTTCCTCGGCCTCCAGTCACGCCGCAACCCGTTGACCATTCCCTCCGGATACCTTCAGGTCGCCCAGAATATCCGTCTCGATCGCGGCATTGCCCAGACCCGCAAGGGGGCCAAGCGGCTCGCGGCGGGCATCTCGGTCGGAGCTACGCCGGTCACCGTGCCCTTCACCCTGCATGGCGGCGACACGGTCAGCTCGATCACCCAGTCCGGCAATGTGGCCACGGTGACCACGGCATCGCCCCATGGCCTTGGCTCAAATGGCTCGCAGTTCTATGTCGAGATCGCGGGAGTCACCGGGGCCACGGCCAGCGCCTACAATGGCAAGTGGACGGTGACGATCACCGGGGCCTCGACCTTCACCTACAATGTCTCGGGATCACCCGCCTCCAATCCTCCCGGGGCGATCACCTGGGCATGGCCGGTCCTCCTGACTAATTACTCGGGCGGTCTCTTCGGTGCCGGGGTCTACTCCTCACCCCGCTATGACTACGCCAACGAGTATATCGTGCTGTGCGGGCCGACGACGGCCTACCTCTACCGTCAGGGTTCGAGCCTTCTGACGTTGAGTTACCCCATCACCCCAATCACCGAACAGATCCTGCCCGGTGACATCGTCACGACGCTGCAGGCCTTTGACCGTCTCTATCTCTTCCGCTGGCGGTCCAGTGACCTCCAGCAGAAAGTGACCTCCATCACCCAGTCCAGTGGCACCGCCACCATCACCACCCCGGTCGCCCATGGCTATGCCGTAGGCGAAGTCGTCCGACTTTTGGGAAGTGACCAGAGTGGGTTCAACCTCGACGCGGTCATTGCCACGGTGCCGACCACCACGACCTTCACGGTGGCCGTCCCGAGTGCCACTTCGGCCAATACTTCGACCAGTCTCTTTGCGCAGCGGGTGCAATGCCCGCTCGTCTGGGATGGGATCACCTCGGGATTTGTCCGCGTCCCCACCGGCACCTCCCCGCTCGGCTCGACCTATTCGCGCATGATAAGTCCGACGGGTGGCATTGCCGCCTACTACAACAATCAGGTCGTGATCTGCAACGGGCGTGACACCCTGCTCATCTCGGACGTGCTCGATCCCGACACCTACGATCCGATGCTCAAGGGATTCCGGACTAATACGGGATCCAACGATTACCTGGTCGCCCTCCATCCTTATGCCAACCGCCAGTTGATCGCGTTCCTACGCAAATCGATTTACCTCGGGACGCTTGTCCTAGCCGCCGATGGTGTTTCGGTCGATACGGCCCAGTCCAGCCTCCAGCTTTTGACCAATGAGGTCGGGTGCGCGGCCCGGCTGACGGTGGCCACGGCCGGAACCTATATTTACTTCCTGGCCGATCAGGGCGTCTACCGACTCGACAATAGCCAGATCGATCTGGCCCTGCGCGGGAACACGCTCCCGCTTTCCGAGCCGATTGCCGACATCTTCTCCACGATCAATCAGTCGGCCGTCGGCACCTCCAATGCGGTCTATTTTAACAACCGCTACTACCTTGCCGTCCCGACCGGAAACGCCACCTCACCTAATACCCTGCTGATCTACAACCAGCTCAATGAGTCCTGGGAAAGCGTGGACACCAATCTCCCGGCCCTTGACCGGCTTGTGGTCAGCGATTACGGCACCCAGCGGCGGCTCTTTGCCGCCTCCAACTCGGGGGCCATCTTCCTGCTTGAGGAGTATGATACCGCCAGTGATGACACCGGCACGGGATCGGCGCAAGCCACGGTCAATGGCGTGATCACGACCCGCCGCTATTTCTACGGACAACTCGCCCGCAAGCGCCTAGGCAATGTGGCGGTCTCGGCCTACTTGCCTGCCGGAACCACGGTCGATGTGGCCTCCGTCACGACCGATCCGGACAACACGACCCACATTGCCACGGTCACCAACTCCGGGGTGGACAATGACTACACGATCCGGGCACCGATCCGCCGCCCCGGCACCTACCTCGACCTGACCGTCACCACCTCGGGCGGCCGCCCTACGATCCGTGCGGTCACTGCCGACGCGACCATCCCGGCCGATACCTCACGACTGTCCAGGACGGAGAGCTAGGACGAAGTCCTAACGAAACCTGAAAGCTGAAACCTGAAACCTGAAATGCCGAAAGCCTAAAATCATTCAGGTCTCAAGTCTCCGGTCTCATCTTTCTCTCCTGATTTCCCTCATTAAGCTCGGAGCCCCCGTCATCTATCCTCTCCCCATGCGGCATTCCGTGCTCTCGTCCCTCGACCCTCGTTTCTCGACTCACTAACCCATGGCCACCGTCACCACCGGATACACGTTCGTCAATAATGAGACGGTCACCCCGGCCAAGCTCAACAGCCTGGCGGGCGGGGCTTCCGTTTCCAACATAGTTGATTCCGATGTGTCGTCCTCGGCCGCCATTGCCGACACAAAGCTTGCCACAATTTTCACGGCAGGGAAGGTATCCAACAGCGCAACAACGGCCACAAGCGCAAATACGGCCAACGCCATCGTGGCCCGCGATGCTTCCGGAAATTTTACGGCGGGGACTATTACGGCGGGGACTATTACGGCGGCCAGCTTTTCGGGTCCTTTGGCAGGGAATGTGATCGGCAACTTGACAGGAACGGCATCAGCTATCGCCGACGGTGCGGTATCAACGACGGCAAAGTTAGCCAACTCAATCGTCACTCCTGCAAAGATGACTCAATGGCTTACCTCTGGAACAGCACAAGCGACAACTTCTGGAACATCGGTTGATTTTACGGGCATCCCGTCTTGGGCAAAGCGGATCACCGTCATGTTCAATGGTGTAAGTACGGCAGCGGTAGTTGGTGGAAGTAGCAACATTCTTATCCAAATAGGTTCATCAACGATTTCTACCTCTGGATATAATTCGGGAGCAAGTTATGCAAGCACTTCTGGAACATGGATTACATCAACTACTGGATTTGTTGCAATACCAAATGGAATGCTTTTTGCCGCCGCGTTGTATTGCGGGAGTCTAATAATTTCTCTTATTTCAAACAATGCGTGGGTAACTCAAGGATCTATCTATTCTACAACAGGAACAGTTGTTTCATCTGTTGGAGGGGTATCTCCGTCACTATCTGGTGCGCTTGATCGAATCCGCATCACCACGCTAGGTGGAACTGATACCTTTGACGCAGGGTCGGTCAACATCATGTACGAAGGATAATGCTCGCATGGGAACTTGCACGTCAATGGCAGCAGGAACATTCCACCGTTCCATTCGAGGATCGGGTAGCGTGGCATCATGCCCATGGCGTCGTGCATTCCGATCCCTCCTGCTTGGTGCTTGCCTCGCTGGTCTCCTGGGATGCTTTGCTCAAAGCTCCCGCCTCCCCGACCGCGCCGAGGAATGCTTGGTTCATCGAACTGGCGGCGCTTTCCGGTGCTTCCCTAAGCAGGATTTTGCAAGTGCTTCCTTATCCCATGGAATGGATCATTTTCCGCAGGAACAATGCATTGGACCTGCATCCCTACTCTTGGCCACGCATGGCCAAGCGGGTCGGCCTTCACTCACTCTAACCTCTAACACTTAAAATTATGGGCGGACTCTTCGGCGGCGGCGCATCGGCACCTGCACCCATGGATTACAATGCCATGGCGGAGGCGGGCATGAAAGCCACGCTCAAATACTATCCCCAGATTGCCTCCCAACAGCTTCAGTACAATCCGTATTTCTCGCAGCAGGCACTCGGTCAGGTCAACAATGTGGCGGCATTGCTCTCGGGCGACCCGATGCAGCAATACACCCTGACTCCGACCCTCGACAAAAAAGGCAATGTCACCGGCCTGACCCAGACCCCGATCGGGATGTCTGCCGGAAACGACTACACCAAGCGGGCCGACAATGTCATCAACGAGACGATGTCCCGTGGCACCAATGCGCTGATCGATACCGGCAACCGGATCAATGCCCTGGGTGACCAGTCCTCCGCCGTGGCAAGTGCGGCCCAGCAACGCGCCCTGGCGGGTCCCACTTCAATCGAGCAAAGCTTCTACAATCAGGCGGCCAGCGACTTGGCCCTCGGCTCCCAGCTCAATCCCGAGGAGGCCCGCGCCGCCTCCCAGCAAGCCTCTAGCGCCTATGCAATGCGCGGACTGGGAACAGGGCAGTCCGCCGCTTCCGCCGATCTGCTCAACCGCTACCAATACGGTCAGGCCCGACTTCAGCAACGCCAGCAGGCGGCCTCAGGAGCCAATCAACTGATGGAGGCCGGAATGAATAACCGCGCCACGACGGCCAGTGGCCTGCTTGGCAACTCGGCCAACCTCTACGGCCAGGCGGGGGGTGCCTACCAGAATGCGGCACAACTCGGATACGGAGGTGCCAGCGCCCTGGTGAATCTCGACCCGATGCAACGGGCCATGGGCACCGGTGTCAACCTTGGCACCAGCACCAACGGCCAGAACGGCCAGATGATCGGCAATATGTACAGCCAGAATTTGCAGATGGCCGGGGATGTCGCCTCCGCCAACTACAACGGCCAAATGAGCCAGTACAACTCCCAACAGAACAACAAGGCGGCCCTGCTCGGCGCTGGGATCGGCGCCGTGGGCTCAATCGGGGGTGCTGCTGTTGTTGCGCTCTGATGCTTTTCTCCGAGAAGCTCGCCACTTCCCGTAAGCGTCTCGCGGGATGGTTTGCCCATTTCCGCAACCCCTGCATCCTTTGGTCCTCGGGCAAGGATTCCCAAGTCCTGCTCCACCTGATCCGCTCCATGGGTCATGACCTGCCGGTCGTGACTTTTCAGGAGCCATGGCAACGTGGTCGGGTTAACTTCACCCAGCAAGTGGCCTCCGACTGGAATCTGACCCTTTACGACTTCCCCCCATCGGAGCTCGGTCTCAACCGGGGAAATGGCCGCATCGACATCATGCAGCGATTCCAGCTTGGCAACTTCTCCCTCTGGCTGGCACGTGGCACCGAGCCACCCCGTGGAGGAGAGCCCTTCCAGTGCGGGGTGGAGTGGCTTTCACGCCCTACTGGCGGGATGCAATTCCCTTGGGATGCCGCCTTCCATGGCCAGAAATCCTCGGACGAGGATCCCTGCTCGGGCAAGGTCCCTCTGGCCCTGGACATGATCGCCCACCCGACCTGCCCGGCCGCACTCTATCCTCTCAGAGAATGGACCGATGAGGATATCTTCACCTACTGCGAGCTCCATAACGTGCCGCTGGATCCCCAACGCTATGGCCGCCTCGACGGCGAGATGGCCGTCCTGCACAACGACAAGGTGGGCAATCCCGACTACTACCGCACCTGCACGGCCTGCCTCGATCCCGATCAGCCCGGTGTGGTGGAGTGCCCCAAGCTGAAATGCCAGGTCAACAATGTGAGCGCCACCGCCCCCTGGGTAAAACTTGACCTTCCGCTCTGCGGCTATGCCGCAGGGGGAGCAGGGGAATAATCTCCCGCAGCAGCGCAAAGGGATTGGCTCTTTAATTTCCTGATTTCCTGATTTCCACATTAAAATCCTTTGCGCCTCTGCGCCTCTGCGCGAAAATTGCTTCTCTGGCTTCGAGACAAAGAGCCGATCCCGGTGTGAAGGACCTGCACGCGGCGGGTCTGGCCGCGTAGATTGAGCACCCGGTGGAGACACCGACTTGTCCGATCAATGCCACGCACCTGTTCCCGGTTGTCTTGAGCAGTGGGTAATCATCCCGCACCATCGAGCAAGGAATCCCCGCCGCATCGCTCCGGTCCCGCCGCAGCACGGGCCAGCTCCACTTGTGGGCACAGCAGGCCCCGCAGGTTTGGCAATCAAAGTCGCTCACCCGTCATCGTATGCTTCCTGAAACAAGAGTTCGTCAAGATTTTCCCCCATTAAGCTCGGTGGCTTGAAGCTCTATCCTGCCCCCATGCGGCATTCTTCTTCCGTGCTCTCATCTTTTGG